CCAAGAAACTGAAATGCCTTACAGAAAAGGTAAGTGTTTGGTGATGCGGGTCCCGTTTACAGAGCCAGGTTTTTATTTAGGCCTGTGGGTTGAGCGCCCTCAAATTGGTTGGGAAGATGAAGATAAGATTGATAAGATACTATCTGACGCTATGAAAGCTAGAATTGCTTGGAAGCCAGAGGATGGATTATTTGATGAATCTTTTTAAAAAGAAAGAACCTTGGTTAAAGCCGTTCTCTGAAAAGGTTTCTAATAGAGTATCTAAGATCCCTACCGCAGAGCTTGAGCAGTGGGTTGATCAATCATTGTATGAGATCGGCCGTTGCATGACCGCTTACTCAAAACAAAGAGAGCCTATGTTCTTAAATGAGGCTTTATTAGGGGCGGAAGCCTTGCATGCGGTTATAGATGAGTTAAACCGCCGAACAACCCGCCATTAAATCAATTTGTCGACAATTGTGCTAAGCTTCTCTTGCCTCTCTTCTCTCCCCCGTGATGGCAATCAAAAAGTCCTGGGTTTAAACGCCCAGGCTTTTTGTTTTCACCTAGACTAGGGAACACAATGGACACAGCAATGGATGAAGAAGAGTTTTTTCCTGATGAAGAAGAAGACCTTGCGCCCGAAGAAGAAATTGAAGAGCTTGATGAGCTCTCAAAAGAATTTGTTAACAAACTTGTAGATCGTTGTATCCAGTTTCAAACTGCGCTTGTAGGCCATGAGCTACACCCTTATCAAATGCCTCTAGCCCGCAGAGTTATTGAGTCTGTAATCATTAACGATGGTGAAGAAATTACCGCGCTTGCCGCACGTCAGTCAGGCAAGTCAGAAACCATTGCCAACACAGTAGCCGCGCTAATGGTGCTACTCCCACGTTTAGCAAAGATGTACCCAGACCTATTAGGCAAGTTTGCTAATGGTGTGTGGATCGGTATGTTTGCTCCTGTTGAGGGTCAGGTAGAAACACTATTTGGTCGTACAGTAAACCGTCTTACATCAGAGCGCGCACTAGAGATCTTGGGTGATCCTGAAATTGACGATTCCCTAGGAAAAGTTCCAGGCGTTACACGGCAGATTAAACTTAAGAACTCTGGCTCATCTTTAATGATGATGACAGCTAACCCTCGCGCAAAGATTGAATCTAAGTCTTTCCACCTTATCGTTATTGATGAGTGTCAAGAGGCGGATGACTTTGTAGTGTCAAAGTCCATCTCCCCAATGCTTGCGTACTACTCAGGAACCATGGTTAAAACGGGTACCCCGACTACGCACAAGAATAATTTTTATCGTTCTATTCAGTTAAACAAGCGTAGACAGACAGGCGCACGTTCTAGACAGAACCACTTTGAGTGGGATTGGCGAGATGTGGCTAAAGTTAACGAGAACTACGGTAAGTTTATTAAAAAAGAAATGCTTCGTGTAGGGGAGGATTCCGATGAGTTCCAGATGTCGTACTCATGCAAATGGCTGTTGGAGCGCGGAATGTTCGTTACATCAACTATTATGGACGAGCTCGGCGACACCTCCCAAGAAACTGTTAAAGCCTGGCACCGAACACCTGTCGTTGTTGGAATCGACCCCGCACGAAAACTTGACTCAACTGTAGTTACTGTTGTGTGGGTAGATTGGGATCGCCCAGATGAGTTTGGTTACTTTGACCACCGCGTTCTTAATTGGTTAGAGATCCAAGGTGACGATTGGGAAGATCAATATTTTCAAATTGTTCAGTTCTTAAGTAGTTACGATGTGCTAGGTGTTGGCGTAGACGCTAACGGTGTTGGTGACGCAGTAGCTCAACGACTTAAACTGCTTTTACCAAAATCTGAGGTTTATTCAATTGGCAGTAGCCAACCCGAACAGTCAAAGCGGTGGAAGCACCTTAAGGCACTTATTGACCGACGTATGGTTGGGTGGCCTGCTCACGCAAAAACTCGCCGCCTACGTACCTGGAAGCGGTTCTACCAGCAGATGACAGATCTAGAGACTAAGTTCCAGGGCCCTAATTTTTTAGCCAAAGCACCAGACGAAGCACATGCTCATGATGACTACGCCGACTCTTTAGCTATTGCTGTGGCCTTAACCATGGATTTAACTATGCCATCAGTTGAGGTTTCGAGTTCACCGTTTTATAGATAGTTATGACTTTAGCCTGATTTTGTCTTACTTACGTAGCACACTATTGACTGAGGTCCTCAAACCAATTTAGGAGTTTATATGTCAATCGCACCAGCCCCTCGCTTCCCTGAGAAGCACAGCCCTACATACGACCGTAAGATGGCAGGCGCTGTCCCAGGACAACGCGGCCCACTACGCTTTGAAGAAGGTATCGCGACTGATACCGATGTTCCACAATCTTTTACAACAGGCGCAATGCACGGATATATGCCTGCACCTGGCCGTCCAAACCGTAATGCAAACGTATTTGAAAAGCTTCCAGAAGAAACAATGCGCGAGCGCGCACACGTTGGTTCTGCAGCTTGGGTAGAAGCTCCAAGCAGCTTAAATGATTTTTCTGCTGGCGCATTTGCTGACCATGGCGATAACCGTTTTGAAGAGGTATTCCGCAATGGCGCTCATCAACAGGCTCTTAATCCTGCTGTAGTTCAAGACTAATAAATTAAATAGCAAGCCGTTCCCCCTGCCCCTTACGTGGCGGCAGGGGGCGGCTGCCTATCTAAGGATTATAAATGGCACTCATCTCAGGTAGAGAAGCAAAAGAAACCCCAACGCAGGTTGCTGCTAACCCTAAACTTTGGAACATGATTACTGCTCAAGCAGGAGCAAAGTTTTCTAAAAACTCTCCCGCTCGCGGCCACTGGATTCATGCTAAATACAACCAAATGGGCGGTCAATACGTTAAATCTAAGAAAGATATAGACCCTAGGTTTCGTGACTACGCTCAAGAAAAACGTGACAAAGAAGAAGAGCAAAAGAAAAAGAAAATAACCAAGAAGGTCGGGCAAGGCAACATCCGAGGCGAACGCTTCATATAAGCTGTCGATATGTTAATATATCGACATTGAGTTTTACTTATTTTGAAAGAGGTGATTGGTGAGCGGTATTGATTTCTCGCCTCCGAGTTATCGCGCAGCCTCTTCTGACTTAACAATCTCTATCTCCCCACTGGGGCTTGTAGAGCTTGCAGATGAAGAGTTTGAAGTACACGGCCCTCGCTTAAACCGTTATTCTCTTAACTGGGCGATGTACCTTGGTCATCACTATTCATACCGCCGTCAAACAGGCGAAGCACAGATCATGCTCAACTATTACAGAGCATTTACAGACTTTTTAATTAACTTTACATTTGGTAAGGGCGTTAACTTTCGCTCATCTAAATTAACAGAAGCTATTGTCCCTGACTTACTTGAACGCGTTTGGGAAGTAGATAACAACAAAGCTACAGTGCTTTGGGAGATTGGGCAGCAAGGCTCTGTTTCTGGAGATTGTTTTATCAAAGTAGCTTATGAAGAAGCTTGGGTTGATCCAGCTGGTAGAAACCACCCTGGCCGTGTACGCGTTCTCCCACTTAACTCATCTTTTGCTTTTCCAGAGTTTCACCCCCATGACCGCGAACGCTTAATCCGTTTCAAGCTTAAGTATCGTTTCTGGGGAACATCATTAGAAGGAACACGTCAAGTCTTTACTTACACAGAAATTTTGACAGACGACATCATTGAGGAATATATCAACGATGAGCTTATTGACTCTCGCCCTAACCCGCTTGGTACTATCCCTGTTGTTCATATTCCAAACGTTCGTATATCTGGTTCTCCTTGGGGCCTATCAGACTGCAATGACATTATTAACATTAACCGTGCGTACAATGAAACCGCTACAGATATTGCGGACATCGTTAACTACCACGCAGCGCCAGTTACGGTCATCATTGGAGCAAAGGCATCTCAGCTAGAAAAGGGTGCTAATAAAGTTTGGGGCGGGCTTCCAAAAGACGCTAAGGTAGAAAACCTTGAAGGCGGAGCTCAAGGCTTAAAAGGCGCCATGGACTTCATGGCTTTACTAAAGAAGTCTATGCACGAGATGATTGGTGTTCCTGAAACCGCCCTTGGCCAAGCACAACCAATCTCTAACACCTCTGGCGTAGCGCTTTCTATTCAATTCCAGCCTTTGATGAACCGTTACCATCAAAAGATTATTCAATATGCGCACGGCTTGGAAAGAGTTAATGAGTTAATCCTTGTAAGCCTTGCAGTCAAAGAGCCTGAAACATTTATTTGGGATCCTAATTCCCACACGGTGCCTCTAAAGCCAGGCCAGGCAGCTCAATTAGATCCTAATGACCCATTAACTTTTCAAAACTATGTTTATTTTCCACAGCCACTGCCTCTAGATAAACTTATTGCACTTAACGAGATTCAAAGCAAGCTGTCTCTAGGCCTTGAATCTAAAGAAGGCGCCCTACGGGCACTTGGGGAAGAGTTCCCAGCGGCAAAACTTACAGAAATTCGTCAAGAACTTATTGAAGATGCTAAATCTGATGGCGCTCTCAAGTTGGTACAGACTCAAATTGAAAATGACATCATGATGCTAACTGGTATGCAGTCAGCACAGCCAGGGCCTGGCGGAGGCCCAGCTCAGCCTGTAGGTGGCGGCTCCCCTGAAGCAGGGGTTCCTCAATCTGTATTACCTCCAATAATTGACGACGCAACTATTGCCGCACAGATGGGCGACCAAGCCCTGCGCGGCAACCTCGTCACACAAGCTTATGGAACCCAACTCCCACAGAGACGTGTTCCAGAAGGCTATGAAAAATAAAGGTGTTTAGCCTGTAATTTTTCATAGGGATAGAGAAAATAAACTCGTAATACAACGTTTGGTCACTCGTGCTCTTACTTCGGACAACGACCCCTAGGACATAAAGGATGTATAAAAATGGAAAATGCAGAAACTATGGCGGCTGCTTTTGAAGCAGAAGCCAATACAGCTCCAGTTGTAAATGTGTCGGGCGTTGACGCGCCGACTGTTACTACTACAGATTCTACTAGTCTTAACAAGTTCTATACTGACGAAGATCTAGCAAGAGTCCGACATCAAGAAAAGGATAAGCTCTACCCTCAAATTGAAAGTTTGAAGGAAGAACTTAATTCACTACGAAAAGAAAAAGAAGAAGAAGCATCTCGTCGTAATGCAGACGCGCAAGCAGAGGCAGAACGAGCAAGAGTAGAGGCATTGTCGGAACTAGATTCCAAGTCATATGCAGATGCTCGATTGTCAGAGTTGCAGGAGCAGTTGGAGCGTGAGCGTACTGAACGCGAACGAGCCTTCGCTCTTCTGGAGCAAGAAAAGTTATATGCAGATTTACAATTTTATCGTACTCAAGTAATTGAAGAAGAACGTGACAATATCATTCCGCAGTTAGTTGATTTTATTCAGGGTAACACCCGCGAAGAGATCGCTGAAAGCGTAGAACGATTGAAGGAACGTTCAGCAAGTATTCTTGAATCTGCGCAGTCTGCTATGCAGAACGCCAGAAAAGAAATGAAGGGAACGAGCATTTCTGCTCCTCCCGCTGGACCACTGGAAACTAATATGGAGCAACGTACCCTTACGCCACAAGAAATTGCGGCAATGCCGATGAACGAATACGCAAAATATAGAGAACGACTCATGAGCGACACCGCTCGTGGGAAGTCTCGCGGGCTGTTCGGTTAACCCCCAACCCAAAATCTAACAAGGAGTCAATTTAAATGGCATCATCCATTACAGGTACTGGCAATTTAGCCGCTGCGCCTACCGCGTACTCAGGTACCAATACCCAACTGACACAAGCGATCCAGACAATCTGGTCTAAGGAAATTCTTTTCCAGGCCATGCCAATCCTTCGCTTTGAGCAGTTTGCAGTTAAGAAGACAGAACTAGGCGTAGCGCCTGGTCTTCAGATTAACTTTATGCGTTATAACAACCTCGGCTTCGCGGGTTCACTCGTTGAAGGCGTTCGTATGCAAACTAACGCACTAACAGCCCAACAGTTCTCAATCACAGTGTCAGAGCATGGATATGCTCTTGCTGTTTCAGAACTACTTCTAAACGCTTCATTCGATGACGTAATGGCTTCAGCCTCACGTCTTCTAGGTCGTAACATGGCTATCTATCTAGATCAGCTTTCACGCGACACACTATATGCAGCTACATCAACAATCTACGGTGAAGACCGCTCTAACCTCTCAGCAGTTAATAACTGGTATGCAGATGGTACAAAGGGTACAAACCGCGCTTCTATGACAGGTGCCTTTAACTTGACACCAAAGACAGTCAAGGACGCAGTTGAGACACTTGCAACCAAGAACATCCCTCGCCTAGGTGAGACATATGTTGCTTTCATCCACCCACACCAAAGCCGTAAGCTTCGTGACAATCCAGAATTTATTGAAGTCACAAAGTACGCAGCTCCAGGTAACTTCATGCTTGGTGAGATCGGCCGTTTGTACGACACAGTATTCATTGAGACCACACAGGTTCTTAAGGTTGCTGGTGGTGCTGGCGCTGGCTACTCAGCTGATACAGCTGTTGCTAACCCAACAGTAACTGCTGGTGGAGGTTACACAACCCCTGCTACATTCACTGGCAACGGTGCATCTGATCGTTATTCAGCTATCTTCATTGGAGATAACGCATTCGGTCACGCAATCTCGCTTCCAGTTGAACTCCGCGATGGCGGTATTCTAGACTTCGGTCGTGAGCACGCACTTGCTTGGTACTCAATCTTTGGACTTGGTCTAATCACAGATCAGTCTGTAATCATTGCAGAAACCAACTAATACAACTGAATAGTGATGGGGCGAGGATAAGCAAGGGCTGAAATTACGCTCGCACTCTCGCCCCATCACACCCTTCCACAGTCACTAATTAGGAGAATATAAATGGCTACAAAAAAGCCCACCGATGTAACTGGTCGCATGCGTGAGCAGCAACTAGAAGATAATCTAGAAGTTATGCAGGAACGAGCAGCAGAGATGTCTATGGCATCAGCTAATGCCGCTGTACGACTTGAAACAGAAGTTATTGATGCAACTAAGCCAGACCGTCAAACTATAATTGTTGATGAAGTAATCACCGTAGGTGAGTCAAATGACACAGTTGAAATTCGTGTTATTGAAACAATTGAAAACATGACGCTTGGCGCAGGCAATAACTACAACTTCAAAGCTGGTCAAAAGTACAAAGTCACTAAACAAGTAGCTCAACACCTTAAGGAAAAAGGCTACCTCGCAGGCGTAATCTAAATCAGTTAGACGCGGGGGGCGGGCTTTCGGGCCCGCTTCTTCGTTTATTAAGACTTTTTCTTTAAAAAGTGACACCATGTAACCTGAAAGGTAAGGATTAATAATGGCCCTACTTGCAGACTTGGTAGCACGAGTTCGTACTGAATTAGGAGACTCTAAAAAGCAGTTTAGGTTTACCGATACAGGTACAGGCTCTGAAAAGAGCTTCTATTTAAATGCAAAACCTGTTGAATTAACAGGGCTATATGTAACTGTAGCGGGCACGGCTATTGCGTACCCAGCTGGCTATACCCTTGAAAGTGGTATTGGCGTCATTCACTTTGTAAACGCCCCAGCCCTTAACGCTGCAATTGTAGTTGAAGGCATGTCTTCAAGATATTTCTTAGATAGCGAGCTGGAAGAGTTTGTCAACACAGCCGTTCTACAGCACACAGACAACCGTACAGACCAGTTTGGTACCCAAGTAACCCTAGCGTCTCTACCGCCTGTTGAAGAGTACCCTGTGGCCATTCTGTCGGCTATTGAGGGCCTATGGACACTCGCAACCGACGCTGCTTTTGACATTAACATCACCGCTCCAGATGGGGTTGTAATCCCACGCGCACAGCGCTATACCCAATTAACTGGAATTATTACCCAACGCGTAGAGCAGTACAAACAGTTATGCGCCGCGCTTAACATTGGTTTGTGGCGGTTGGAAATGGGCACTCTACGCAGAGTCTCACGAACAACTAACAAGCTAGTCCCTATCTACCTAGCTCAAGAGATTGATGACTCACGTCGTCCAGAGCGTATTTATATTAATAATGATTTGAAGGGCAGAACCCCACTGCCTTCTTACGCGGGCACCTATGACATTATCCTTTATCAGGGTGATAACTGGTCGGGTACATTTGATTTCCCATTTGATGTAACTAATTTAAACTTTAAAGCTCAAGTACGAACTTACCCAAATAGCCCAGCTATTTATGCAACATTTACAATTACTAAGACCAGTGCTGTTAATGGAACTATTCTATTAACTCTTCCATCAAGTGCTACTAAGTACATGCCTGCACGAGCTTTTTGGGATCTACAAGCAACTATGGATTCTGACCCTGACTTTGAACAGACGTATGTTAGAGGCCAAATATTTACTCAACAACAAGTAACATTGGACTAATATGACAATTCCTACTCACGTTCCTATTGTCGTTACAGTCACGCCGCCAGCAGCACCATCAATAACTGTAAACGATATTGTAGTTAGCGGTATAAACCAACCTACAGTCGCGTATCATCATACGCAGGGAACTTCTTCAGCTACTTGGGTTATTACCCATAACCTGGGGTGGAAACCTAACGTTACCGTTCAGGACTCAGGCGGTTCAATCGTAGAAGGCGAAATTGCCTATACGAGCGTGAACTCCCTTACCGTTACTTTTACTGGCGCATTCAGCGGCAACGCGTATCTTTCTTAAAGGAGAAGGTAAATGGCACGTAAGTTTTTAACCGCACTTGATCTAGGTAAGAACGAGCTTCAAAACGCTAGAGTTCAAAACCTAGCAACTGACCCAGCAAGTCCTGTCCTTGGTCAAATCTATTACAACACCGTATCTAATGAAATGCGTATCTATAACGGTACGCTATTTGAAGCAATTGGTCTTAACGGTGTCACCGCAGATGCTGCAGAAATTAACATCCTTGATGGAGCTACGCTTACCACTACAGAGCTTAACTATGTAGACGGCGTAACCTCTGCAATCCAAACACAGATTGATACTAAATCTCCGTCAGCTAACCCAACTTTTACAGGCACAGTAACCCTTGATACTGGCGTTAACATCGTTTTTGAAGGCGCAACAGCCAACGCATTTGAGGCCACCCTTACAGCTGGCGACCCAACAGCAGATCGCACAATTACTCTTCCAGACCTTACAACAACTCTTGTTGGTCAAGATACAACTGACACTCTTACTAACAAGACACTTACTAGCCCAACAATTTCAGGTCTTACTCTTTCAGATTCTTCAATTGTTGTTGAAGGCGCTACCGCAGATGCCTACGAAACTACGCTCTCATTTGTAGACCCAACCGCAGATCGCACAATTTATGTACCAAACGCTGACGGTACTTTAGCTCGCGTTGAAAACAAGCTACACGATTTTGCCGTAGCTACTGCTTCAGTAGATCTTAACAGTCAGAAGATTACAAACCTTGCCGCACCTACAGACCCAACAGATGCCGCTAATAAAGGCTACGTTGATGCAGCAGTTGTTGGTATTGATTGGAAAGCATCTGTTCGTGTAGCAACAACAGCAGCTGTTACTTTAGCAACAGCTTTTGAAAACGGAGATACTCTTGACGGAGTAACTCTTGCTACAGGTAACCGCGTTCTTGTTAAAGATCAAGCGGATGGATCAGAAAATGGTATCTATACAGTAAACGCTTCTGGCGCCCCTACCCGAGCAACTGATGCCGATACTTCAGCTGAAATCACAGCCTCTTTTGCAGTATTTGTAGAAGAAGGAACTGTAAACGCTGACTCTGGCTGGGTTCTTACAAATAACGGCACTGTAACAGTAGGAACAACCGCACTAACTTTTACACAGTTTACAGGCCTTGGACAGATTACAGCTGGTGCTGGTTTAACTAAGGCAGCTAACACTCTTGATGTTGGGGCAGGCACTGGTATTACGGTTAATGCTAACGATGTAGCAATTGACACAGCGGTAGTTGTTCGCAAGTACGCAGTTAGCTTAGGTGACGGCTCAGCTACCTCTTACACAATCACACACAACTTGGGTACTCGCGATGTAACAGTTGCTCTCTACGAAGCCGCTTCACCATACGCTGAAGTAGTAGCAGATATTGAACACACAACTACAAACACCATCACAGTTAAGTTCTCAGTAGCGCCAACTACAGATCAATACCGCGTAGCCGTACAGGGATAACCCATGAGCCGTAAGTCGCTCGTACCTGTAAACGTTCCAGCACTAGCTAGTGCTCCGTCCACACCTACCCTGCGTGCTGGCGACCTTTACTTTAATACGACCGACTCAACGCTCTACAGCTACACAGGTGCTGCGTGGGCCGCTTCAGGCGGCGGCGGTAGCAGCTCAATCACCGTATCGGACACCGCGCCTGCCTCTCCTGGAGAAGGTGACTTGTGGTTTAAATCAGATGTTGCTCAGACTTTTGTTTACTACGATAGCTTTTGGATTGAAATTGGCGTAGGCCCACAAGGCCCAGCTGGTCAAGCCACAATCAGCCGTTGGAAGAAGACAGTAGCTGGCGGAGAGACATCTCTTACTGGCAATGACGACAACTCAGTACCTTTGGCATATACCGTTCAAAAAGAACAGCTTTACTTAAACGGTGTTTTGCTTGTTCGAGGCTCAGATTACACAGCTACTACGGGAACATCTATTACTGGCCTAACCGCGTTATCTGCGGGAGACATTGTTGAGATCATTACCTTTGGTGAATTCATATTAAACAGCGGAATTAGCGTTAACACAATTGATGCTAAAGGTGACCTACTTGCTGGTACTGCCGCTGACACTATCGGCAAACTAGCAGTTGGAACTAACGGACAATACTTACAGGCTGACTCAAGTACTGCTACTGGACTTACTTGGTCAACAGTATCTGGATACTCAGCCCCGACACTAGGTTCAACATCTATTGCTTCTGGCGCAACAGTAGCAAATGTTGATGGGTTAACTATTAACTCAACTACTATTCCTACATCTAAAACTTTGGTTGCTACAGACTCAACTGTCTATGTAGTACCAAGTCAGGCTGGAAACTCTGGTAAGTACCTAACTACCGATGGAACTACATCATCTTGGGGAACTGTTACTACTTACTCAGCCCCAACACTAGGCTCAACATCTATCGCCTCTGGTGCAACAGTGACAACAATTTCAGGTTTAACAGACATCGTATTAAACGGTCCTGGAAGTATTAAAGACGAACTAACACTCATGCTTATGGGTGCCCTCTAACACGAAAGGTAGTAACTAATGGCTACTCTAACTAAGGCGCTGTTCCGCGGAGCTGCGACCACTACAACAACAACTACGTTATACACAGTGCCTAGCGCTACAACTACAGTTGTAACAGATATTATTGTGGTTAATACAGCATCTTCAGCGGGTACTTTTACATTAGCTCTTGCTGGAACCTCATTAGCAACCACTGTTGCTGTTGGCGCAAACGATTCAACCGTTATTCCTATTAAACAAGTTTTGGTTGCGACAAATACAATTCAAGGCGGGGCCTCCGCTACAACAATTAACTTCCACATTTCTGGAGTAGAGATTTCGTAATGGCCGCAAAAGTATTTAAATTTTCTAATTTAACAATAAAAGCCATTTCGCAGACTTATCACAATAGTATGTCGGCGGCGAATGGAAACCCTTTTGCGGGATCTACCGGAACTGACATCTCTACCTCTGGATTTTGGATTCAACAATTTACTGGCACTGGTTCATTAGTTACAAGCAGAACTATGAACATTGATTACTTAGTAGTTGCTGGCGGTGGCGCAGGCGCTTATGGTGGAGGTGGCGCAGGTGGAATGAAAACTGGAACAACTAATGCTACTCCCTCTGGAACCTACACCATAACAGTAGGTGCTGGCGGTACTTCTAAAAATGGAGTACGTGCCCAAGGCGGTACGCAAGGAAATAGTGGTAGCAACAGTTCTATAGCATTTCCTACTGCAATTACATCAACAGGTGGCGGTGGTGGCGGTGGCGTAGCGGACGCAAACTCACCAAACGCTTTGGGAGCTGAAGGCGCTAATGGCGGTTCTGGCGGAGGTCAAGGTTCTAACTACAACACTGCGCAAACAGGCGTTGGCGGAACTGGTATCTCTGGACAAGGTTTTGCTGGTGGTGCAGGTGGTGGGTACAATCCAACAAACGGCTATCGTGCTGGCGGTGGCGGTGGTGCTGGCGCTGTAGGTGGTAACGTATCAGGTGGAACAGGCGGTAATGGTGGAGTTGGACTTCAATCTTCAATTACTGGAACCTCAACTTATTATGCTGGCGGCGGTGGCGGCAGCGGTGGACAAGCCAATGGAACTGGTGGTTTAGGTGGCGGTGCTAACGCTAACCCTACTGGCACTGGCACCGCTGGAACGGCAAACAGAGGCGGTGGAGGTGGTGGCTGCGCTCCCATTAGTGCTGGTTACGGCACTACTGCTGCTGGTGGTTCGGGAATTATTATAGTAAGTGTGGCTAAATAATGGCTTATTTTGCACAATTAAATGAAAATAATATTGTTCTACAGGTCTTGGGCGTAGATAATAAAGATATAACTATTGATGGCGTTGAGTCAGAGCAAGCAGGAATTGATTTTCTTGCTGCCCTTGGATTGGGCTCTAACTGGCTTCAAACTTCCTTTAACGGAAACATCAGAGCGAAGTTTGCTGGTATAGGTGATGTTTATGATCCTATTGAAGATGTTTTTACTTTGGCAGAGATTGATGCGCCTCATAATAAAATTTCTTGGGGCGGCATACTTACGCCAACAAGCCCATCTATTCTTGTTGATTCCGCACCGCGTTCAGCAAACCAATTCTTTAATGAAGTTTTAGTACAGGCATTTCCGCAAGCATTTCATAGGTGGGGATACTTACATCAACATAATTCAAAGTCATTTGCTAAAGGCATAGGTAAGTTTGATGTTGTTGCAACTATAGTTCGTAACCCTATTGATAGCGTAGCTTCGTCAATACTTGCTTTCAATTTAACAACTGACGAGAGCATCGTTGAGCAGTTAAAAGAAACCTTAAAAATGTTAACTGCTACAAAAGACAACAAGGCAAATATTCTTGTATTTGATTTCAATAGCATAACGGCAGACCCTACCGTTGCGGTAGCAGTTATTGCTGCACGTTTAGGTGTAACGGCAGAACCTTACAACGCAGAAACAATTACAGAACTACTTAGAATGTTTGAAATAAGTTCAACTTATTCTTTGCCAATTAATAATAATGACTTACTAGATGAGGCTAAAAGCACTCTTACAGGTGCAGGGTTTGCAGAGTTATTGACTCAATGTACAGACCTATATAACGAGCTTATTGCCTAATGATTATTCAAATAATTGGACTACCGGGATCGGGTAAAACCGCCCTTGCGGAACTACTCGCAGATCGAATCAATGCTATTCACTTCAACGCTGATAAAGTGCGAGCTGATCTAAACTCAGATTTAGGGTTTTCCCCCGCCGATCGTATTGAACAAGCTCGCCGCATGGGGGCACTAGCTCGCCTTACCAGCTCTCAAGGCTATATAACTGTTGTGGATTTTGTCTGTCCTACAGAAGAAACCCGCTCTGCTTTTGGTAAACCTGATGCTTTAATCTGGGTAAACCGGATTGAGGTTGGCCGGTTTGAGGACACTAACAAGATGTGGGAAAGCCCAAGTAATGCGGATGTAACCATCCTTGACGGGATGACCCTTGAAGCAGAAGTTGACTTAATTATCAGAAAGTTTGAGCTTCCAGACTGGAAAGCCCCTACTACCCTTCTCCTTGGTCGCTACCAACCTTGGCATGAAGGTCACGAAACATTAAAGGAAAAAGCCCATGAGCGAACAGAACAAGTCGTCATTGCCGTCCGAGACACCTGCGGAACCTCAGACAAAGACCCGCTCAGCTTTAAAGATGTTAAGCGCCATATTGTTCAAGGAACAGCCAGATCTCCTTTTGTAATAAAGGTGCCTAACATAACCAACATTGTGTATGGTCGAGATGTGGGGTACAAGATTGAGCAGATTGATCTTGGCGCGGAAGTACACTCTATCTCAGCTACTCAAAAGCGTAAGGAGTTAGGGATATGAAAGTAACCCGTTCCCGCTCATTTACTAAATCATTAAGCTACCGCATCTTTGGCACGTTATCGTCTTTTGCGGTGGTTTACGCCATAACTGGCAAAGGTAGCCTTTCAGCTCTTATTGCGTTCTGGGAAACTATTGTCAAGGTGGGAATATATTATTGGCATGAACGCATCTGGAATAAAGTACCTTGGGGCCGTACTAAGTAGCCCCTGAAAGACCACAGCTTTACCAGTAAACTAGAGGGAATCACAGACAGAGGTATTACCGATGGCAATTGACTTTCCAAATTCACCAAGCGTGAATGACACATACGCAGTAGGAAGCCGTACTTGGACTTATACTGGTACAGCTTGGGTATTGACCGGATCTGTGGGCTTGCCTGATGGTGGTGTGTTAGACGGCGGACAGCCCTCTACAACTACCCAGTACTACACCTATAGCGGAGGAACACCCTAATGGCAGTTAATACATTAATGCAGATCCGCCGCGGTACTGCCGCGGCTTGGACTTCTGCCAACCCTACTCTTGCCGCAGGCGAGTGGGCGCTAGAAACTGATACTAAGCTCCTTAAGATGGGCGATGGCTCTACAGTGTGGACTTCATTAGCTTATGTAGTTCCAACTCAAACTGGCCAATCAGGTAAATATCTAACTACTAACGGAACCGTTACAAGTTGGGGAACTGTCGCTGGAGATATTGAAGGCGTAACAGCAGGAACTGGTTTAACTGGTGGTGGAACAAGTGGAACAGTAACTGTCGGACTTGATACTGCAAGCGCTTATGTTGTGCCAACGCAAACTGGTCAGTCTGGTAAGTATCTAACTACAGATGGAACAGCATCTTCTTGGGCAACCGTAGATGCGCTCCCAACACAAACAGGAAACAGCGGAAAGTACCTGACTACTAACGGTAGCGCAGCTTCATGGGCTACAATTGTTACTGATCCAACACCTTCTATCTTCATGCTTATGGGAGCCTAATATGGCAAAGAAAGTACTCGGCCAGTCCAATCCAGCAGCTACTACAGCCACCGCGCTGTACACAGTTCCTTCATCGAAGGAGGCGGTGGTTTCATCCATCTCTATCTGTAACCTAGCTTCTTCATCTGCTACCTACCGTATTGCTATCCGCCCAGCGGGAGCTACTCTAGCTAATCAACACTACTTAGCTTATGACGTAACAGTTGGCGCCGCGGATACCACAATCATCACAGTAGGTATCACACTAGCTACTACTGACGTTATTACTGTCTACGCCTCAACCGCTAACCTAGCCTTTTCAGCATTTGGAGATGAGGCTTCCGTCTAATGTCTATTACTAGCGCTAAGTCTGGTGCGACAGGTATCAGTCTCGCGCTAGACAATAACTTTATGGAGCCTATTGCCAGCACTTTGCTGTCGGCTAATACTAATACAGTTATATTTAGTGACATACCTCAGACATACAAGCATTTGCAGGTAAGATATTTAGCAAAATCGGGTAGAGTGCAAAATCTTGCTGGTCAAATGGCTATGAGATTTAACGGTAGTTATGCTGCAAGAGGTCATAATTTATACGGCGACGGCGCTGGTGTTGCCGCTAATAGTTATGTGCCAGCAATAGGTGAATTTGCTTTAGCGGCAACAGGAAGTACTGCGGGCAGCGCTTTTGGTGCTGGTATTATTGATATTTTAGATTACGCAAACACCAATAAAAACAAAACTATTAGGTCGTTAACAGGTGCAGATATTAACGGTTCGGGAAATATATTTCTTTCGTCGCAATTGATAAACAGCACCACGGAAATATCATCAATTACTTTTGAAACTTTAGATGGTGGAACTAATCTCCAACAATACTCCCGTTTCTCACTATACGGAATCAAAGGGTAATTATGGCTGCAAAGACAGGCACATACACTTTGATTGCTAGCACTACATTAAGCAGTGCAGGTGGTGCAACATTTAGTAGCGTACCTCAGACCTATACCGATTTGGTTGTTGTTGTAAATGTGTCAGCATCTCAAACTCCTGTAAATAGTGGATTGCGTTTTAATGGTGATAGTGGAACAAATTATTCTAGTACAAGAATTACTGGCGATGGTAGCAGTGCTTCATCATCAAGAGATAGCAATGATGATGTTTTAAGAACTGGTGTTGTAAGCACAAATAGCGTAGTAATATCTCACATATTTGATTATGCCAATACAACTACTTATAAAACTGTAATATCTAGAGGAAGTGGGGCTTCTGATCGTGTTGCTGCTTTTGTAGGTATGTGGAGAAATACTGCTGCAATAACTACAGTGTTTGTAACAAACTTAAATTATCCAATAGGAACAACCTTTAGACTATTTGGGATTGAGTCGGCAAAGTAATGGCGCTACAGTTATTTAAAATTGCTGACACCACTGTCTCTAGCCCACAGGCTACCGTTGAGTTTACATCTATACCTCAAGTCTACACCGATTTAAAAATTGTAATGTCAGTGCGTTCTGCCAACGCAAGCAACTTTGACAATCCACGCATATCAATTAACGGTAGCACTTCAACATTTACTCGCAGAGAAATCTATGGTGAGTCAGGTTCTGTTGGTTCAGAATCAGTAGCGGACCGCATTATTGGAAACTGTCCAGCCGCTAGTGTAACTGCCAGCACGTTTGGTTCACTAGAATTTTATTTGCCAAACTACACAAGTTCTAACTACAAATCTTGGTCATCTGATTCGGTAACAGAAAATAACTCAACAACAAATTCAATGTGGTTACTTGCTGGTTTATGGAGTACCGTTACAGCAGTTTCTACAATTGCGGTTTCATTACAGACAAGTGCCAACTTTGTTACTAACTCAACCTTCACACTTTACGGAGTCCTATAATGGCTATTAGAAGTCTTAAGACAGGGTCTTTAAGTAGAAGCGCTCAAGCTGGAAACACCATGATCTTTCCTGGCTCGTACGAGTCTATTGCTACTGTGACTGTCGGTGCAGGCGGTGCAAGTTCTATTACATTTAGTTCTATACCTGCAACCTATAGTCACTTACAGATTCGCGGCATAAGTCGTGTTGGTTCTGCTGGCTCTGGTGCAGGCACAAATGATTTATTAGTGCAATTCAATGGAGTCACAACTTCAACTTACTCAAGACACGCTTTATATGGAACAGGTAGCGCAGCAGGTGTTAATGGTTCAGGGTCAAACACTTCAGCATACGCAGCAAGAGCAGTAACCCCGCGTTCTGGTATTACAGCAAGCGTATTTGGAACATTTGTAATTGACATTCTTGACTATGCCGACACAAACAAATTCAAAACAATTCGTTCGTTAGCGGGTATGGATTCAAACGATACTAATGGCATTGTTGCACTTGCTTCAGGTTCTTCACAATCCACTTCAGCAGTATCAAGCATCACCCTGTTTGATGAATCTTCTTTTAGTTTTGTCCAATACTCACAATTTGCACTTTATGGGGTGAAATAATATGCCAGCAGGAATGACTTATACACCAATTGCTAGAACTACTCTTAGTTCTAGTTCTTCAACCGTTACTTTTAGTTCAATTCCTGCTACTTATACAGATTTGGTAGTGTCAATAGGGATTGCTGGTTTATCAGCACAGGAAACGCCAAGGATGTATTTTAATGGCGACACTAGCGCTTTATATTCAACTACATTTATAGACGGAAATGGAACCTCTGTTTTAACAAATAGAACAACTGGTCAAAGTTCATTTTATGGTATTGGTGCGTACAACTCTGGTAACCCTACTGGGGTGAGCAGCATATTAGTAAATATAAATAACTACTCTAATACAACAACTTTCAAAAATATGATAGCGCGTAGCGCTGCTGCAACTTTGTCAACAAACTTAACTGTAGGACTGTATCGTTCTACTTCCGCTGTTTCTTCTATTAGTTTTATTGTTCACGGTGGAAATAGTTATTTACCTGGCTCAACCTTTACGTTATATGGAATTGCGGCGGCTTAAATGTCATATACATATAGCAAGATAGCCTCATATACTGTTGGCTCTGGCGGAATTAGCGAAGTAAGTTTCTTAGCGATACCTCAAAACTACACCGATTTAGTAATTAAGGTTTCAGCAAGAACTGCCTATACTGCTGGCAGTTATGGCGATGGATTAAATATATCTTTCAACTCAAGTACCACTGGTTACACATACAGATACTTACAAGGTTACGACTCTACTGCTTCTTCTGCCAGCGGAAGCACTCAACTTACTGGTTTGATTCCAGATGATGCTACTGCACAGACAGCAAATGTGTTTAGCAACAATGAAATTTATATTCCAAATTATACAAACGCAAATAATAAATCTTATTCCGTTGATAATGTGGTTGAAAAGAATGGCACAACTAACTGGGTGCTTTCAATGTATGCTGGTCTTTGGTCAAATACAGCAGCAATAACTTCTATTGGTTTGACATCATCAAACGCTTCAACTTTCAAACAACACTCAACCTTCTCCCTCTACGGAATTAAGGCGGAAGTATAATGTCAGTAGTAAGCCTTAAATATAAAACTAAAGCAGGCACCCTTACTGCCCCTGGCGATGTAGACCTTGGCGCGATGGTTCCATTGGCTACGAGCACAGTTGGGGCTGGCGGAGCTGCCTCTATTACTCTTAGCTCTATCCCCGCCTACTACGAGCATTTACAGATCCGCTGGGTAGCCAGAGGTTCATCTTTAGCTGGACTGTATTGGACATTTAACGGCGACACTGGCGCTAACTACTCTAGAAACCGCATTAGCGCAGCTGGCACTCCTGGCGTTTCTGGCCTTGCGAGCCAAGCAAACATTTACACTGTTGCTCAATGGGGCATACCTACTGGAGCTAGTATTTTTGCTGGCGGCGTGTACGAGATCCTTGACTACGCAAACGTAAGCAAAAACAAAACGCTGCGCGGAATTGCTGGTCAAGACTCTACTGCTTCTGGCGGGTGTGAGTTTATCTCTGGTCTATGGATGAGCACAGCCGCGATTACATCTATAACAGTTACGCCAAACGTTGGCACGTTTCAACAGTACACTTCATTTGCTTTATACGGTATTGAAAGGGCAGGTGCGTAATGCCTTTGCCATCAACTTATATTCCAATTGCTACAGTAAAGACCACCGCGGAAGTGGCAACTATAACTATGTCTAATATCCCGCAGACGTACACTGATTTAATTTTAGTTGCTACCTGCGGCAACCCTAGCTCAGCAGTAAACTACAATTTACGGTTTAATGGTGACGCTGGCTCAAACTATTCAACTACCTACATGGTATCCAGCGGCGGTACGCTTAGCGGCGGGTCAACCGCGGCTGTCCAAGATAAAGTGTATTTAACGCAAACTGGCGCTAACTTGGCAGGTAAATGGGGAAGTCAGATCAACCATATTATGAACTACTCAAGCACTAATACTTTTAAAACAGTGCTTAGTCGAATGAGCTCTGATATTGAAGTGGCGTTAAACACATCTATTTACAAAACTACCACCGCTATTACCTCTGTAACTATCCTAAGTAATGAGGTACAAATCTATACAACTGGTTCTTACTTTACTTTGTATGGGTTGAAGGCAGCATAATGGCTAATTACATACCTATTTCCACAGTCACTGTTGGCTCAGGTGGAGCTTCTAGTATTAACTTTATCGACATCCCGCAAAACTACACTGACTTAAACGTGTTACTTTCTGTTCGGTCTAACACTGGTGGAGCTTTTGCGGGGTTAGTTATTGCGTTTAACGGTTCAACCTCGGGGTACACCCTGACTTGGTTAGGTGATGCTAACGGGGCCGCGGTTACTTACACCTATTCCGCTTTTGGCTACAACCACATTGCTTACATTCCTGGGTCTGCTGCCACCGCCAACTCATTTGGAAGCGTAACGTTTACTATGCCAGACTACACATCCTCTCACGCTAAAGCCGTAAATGTAGATGGCGCCAACACAAACAACGCATCAACCATTTACCAAGGTCTATCTATAGGCTCATGGAGCGGAACAGACCCTGTTAGATCTTTGTCTTTTACAACAGGTGGAAGTTTTGTACAATATTCAACCGCTACACTTTACGGCATCCGTAAATACTAACCAAGGAGAAAAACAAATGACAGATACAAAGATCGTCGTAAACTGCGAAACAGGTGAGACTCAAGTCGTTACCTTGACCAGCGAAGAGATCGCTCAGCGTGAAGCAGATGCCGCAGCCTTTGCTGTAGCAGAAGCAGAGCGCGTAGCAGCAGCAGAAGCACTGGCTGCCCTAAAGGCATCAGCTAAGGCCAAGCTTGTGGCAGGCACACCCCTAACACCAGAAGAGGCTGAAACCCTCGTTCTTTAATAGTAAACTGTAAGCCTACATATACGGAGGTTTTACTATGGCCCACTTTGCCGAAATTGATAACGCGGGGGTAGTCCTGCGTGCCTTAGTCGTACCTAATGAAGAAGAAGACCGCGGGACTGAATGACCAAAGCCCGTGACCTAGCCAATGCTTCAACAGCATTATCTGTTGTATCTGCTACGGAACTTGCGTTCTTAGATGGTGTAACTTCTGCTGTTCAGACTCAGATTAATACTAAGCAAGCAGTTGTATCTGGAGTAGATGATACTGAACTTGGATATCTTAACGGTGTTACGTCTGCCTTACAAACTCAACTAAATCAAAAACCAGAAGTAGTTGCTGGCAAAAATAAAATAATTAACGGTGATTTTTTTGTAAATCAACGTGCGTTTACAAGCACTACCACAAGTAATACTTATGGATTTGACCGTTGGTTTATTGGTTTTTCTGGTGGAACTGTTACCTATTCAGCACAAACTTTTACTTTAGGAACTGCACCTGTTGCTGGTTATGAAGGAACAAACTTTGCTCGTGTAGTAACAGCATCACAAAGTGCTGCGGGAAATTTTACTTATTTACAACAACGTATGGAAAATGTAAGAACTTTTGCTAATCAAACAGTAACTGTTTCTTTTTGGGCTAAAGCATCTACTGGTACTCCTAGCGTTGGCGTAGTCCTTGAACAACAATTTGGCACAGGTGGTTCTGGAACAGTTGTAACTTCTGGTGGCACAACAGCAATTACTACTTCGTGGGCTAGGTATTCCAAAACAATTTCAGTTCCATCTGTTGCTGGAAAAACTATTGGGACTGGAACTGTTGCCCTTAACTTAGGTTTAATGACTAGCGTTGGTACTACTATTTCTGCTGCGGGTTATCCTGCCGTTGGTTTACAAAATGAAACCATAGATTTCTGGGGCGTTCAGGTAGAAGCAGGCAACGTAGCCACCCCATTCACAACTGCCACTGGCACTGTTCAGGGTGAACTTGCTGCTTGTCAGCGGTATTACTATCAGTCTGACACTGACGTTCAGACATGGACAAATTTACAATATCAGGCAAACGTGAACGTTAGTCGTGGCGGAACTTTATATTTTCCGCAAACTATGAGAACGACTCCGACTTTAACTTTATTTGATTCACCTGGTAACTCAGGAAAGGTAAGTGTATCTGCCTCAAGCGGTGGATATTCCGACAACATTACGCCAAATATGTTTGGAACGGGCAGAAATACTTATGCCTTTTACGTAATTGGTACTTATGTTTTAGGTTACGTCAGCAAATTTACAGCAAGTGCGGAGTTATAAAATGAATACTTATGAAGTTAAACAATCAATAGATGGTACAAACTTTATTGAAATGACAACACCCGAAGGCGTAGTTTCTTTTGTGCCTATGGTTGATGGCAACTCAGATTATCAACGCTACTTGCGTTGGCTTGAAGATCCAAACGCGCCTGAAGAATTTATGCTACCAATGCCAGAGGTGACCGAATGACACGCGCACGCGACGGCTTTGTGGTTGTTAGATATACAAGAGCGCAAGTAGGCGGATAATGAGATCCTATAGTCCAGGCGGTCGGTTTGACGCAGACTTTGAAACAGATGAACTACTTATAGGTGTTGATGCTGATCTTAAAAATCCGGTAGGCACCTCCGCGCTTTGGTACATCTACGACCCAGTCAATACGGTCTTAGACCCTATCTACGATGTAGGTCAAGATGTAACAGGCGGAGTAGGCGGAAAAGCCTGGACAGGGCCGTTTACTATCCCTGTAGTTAGAGCTGTTATTGACCAAGGTGAAGCTCGTACCTCCGCGGTTGGTTTCTATAACGCTGACACCCTGCACTTAACTTTTAACATTGAAGATGTCCAGAAGTACGCCCCTAATATCATTATCCGTCCCGACACAAACAACCGCGACCGTATTGTCTGGCGCGGTCAGGTATATCGCCCATTCTCAATCCAAGAACGCGGTATCATTGCCGAGAGGTTTACTATTCTGTCTGTTGACTGTATTCAGGTTATGCCTGAAGAAATGGTCAACGACGCTCAATTTTTCACCTCTGCATCTAGTACCGTTACTTATAGTGCAGGTTATTACGGCGATGGAACTTATGGAGGAGCTTAATTATGCCCGTTATTAAACCTACGGTTGGATCTAATAGTTGGGGTACAACCCTTAACACCGCTATTGACACCTTAGACGCAGAAAAATCACCTATTGCTGACCCTACCTTCACAGGGGTTGTAACTAAGCCAATCTCAAACATTACTTCATATCAGAAGTTTGCTGTAGCTGCGGTTACTACACCCATTACAGCTGGTCTCTACACAGTTCCTGTAACTGACACCTTTGTTATCTTTAACTCAGCCTCAGCCATCTCTGTAACTTTACCAACCGCATCATCTTTTACAGGCCGTATGCTTCACTTTAAAACAATCAATACGGGCCCAGTTGCATCTGTTTCTTCAAACGTAGTTGCATTGGCAACTGTTACACCTGCTACAACCATCTTTTCTGCCAACACGGCGGGAAAGTGGACAATCCTAGTTAGTAACGGCACTAACTGGGTAATCATGGCACAGAACTAAGGAGACATAATGGCACTAGTACACGAAAGCTTTATTCTTGCGGCGGCTACGCCGACAATTATTGCAACAATCCCAGCTGGTAATCCTTTGACAAATGTTGTTATTACTAATGTAAACGCATCATCTGTATATATTGGAGACGCTTCAGTAGCTACAGCTGGGACAGCTGACAGAGGTATAAGAGTATCCACAAACGCAACTGAACGTATTTGGTTAAATGCTGGGGATGTTCTTTACGCTATTTCAGCTGCTGGAACAGGCTCATCATACGATGTGGCGGTTCTTTACTCTAAGGTTATTGGCTAATGGCACCTAAGAAAAAAGCTTTCTGGGATAAGAAGGATCCAACTCCAGAAACTAGTAGTAAACTAAGCAAGAAGCAGAAGTCTTCTGCTAAAGCAAAGGCTAAGGCAGCAGGCCGCCCTTACCCTAACCTTGTCGACAACGCCGCGGCCTCCAGGAAGAATAAATAATATGTGCGCGACTTGCGGCTGTGGTCAACCAAAGAACAAGCACGGGATGAAGACATTGCCAGCAGCAAACAAGAAGTTTGCTGCCAAAAAAGCTGTACCTGCAAAGGCTAAGAAAGCATCTATGCCTAGAAAGAAAGGCATGTAATGAAGAAGCTTACTGCTGGCGGCACTAAACCTTATAACAAAGCAAACGACAAAGCTCAAGATGCCAAAACCACTCGCGGCTTAGACAAAGAAGAAAAAGCTAAGTTTGAAAAGATGGATAAGCAGCATCGTAAGCCTGTTAGCCAAAAAGAAGATACTTATATGGATAAGGCAAACGTAGAGCGCATTAAAGAGCGTGAGCGAGCCCACGAAGCTAAAGAAGGCAAAAAAGGCGAAAAGGCTGAAGACAAGAAAAAGAAGAAGCCAAAAAAGAAGTAAGGTTAAGGCCCCGCGAGGGGCCTTTTTCTTTATACTTATGATGACCTCATGCGAGGTCAAAGCTGTACCTTGCGAAGTATGTTGCCCTACTCTTAGGAGACTTGCCATGTCTAATGTAGACAAACCAGATGAAGTCGCATTTGCGCGAGCAATCGCCGAAAATCTTCCTTCGCATGACGACAAGACTAAACAACTGGCTGGCTTGGGTTTATCATACTTACTAGGTAGAGCAGTTAAATATGTCTCAAAATAACAACGTAGACATCCTTGCTTCTGACGCAGCTTACGCGTTAATCCCCGTTCTTGAACAGAATCTTCGCCTTGCCGCAGATGCTGGCGGGTGGCCTGATGACATTATTAAAGAGCTCTCAGTAAAATTTGATGAGGGCGCCCTTTCTGTTGCTTGGCCAGAGAACCTAGAACAGACTATTCAAGATTTAGAATATGGTTCTAAAGGCAACAGCCAGCCAGTACTTCGTGGTTTTATTTACCGAGCTGACTCTCATATTAAATCGGTATTAGCTAATCAAACAGTTGATTTGCTTATGCAGTACGAGGAGGTATTTTAATGGGAAATCCATTTATTATTGCTGAAGACCTCGCTTTAAAAACCCACCTGTCTGGGCTTACCGTATCTGATGAAAAAAGCGCCTCACGTCAAGTAAAGCTTTGGTTTGGGTACCCTGATGTAGAGGTACGCGCCCAGGAATTCCCATTTGTAACTATTGATTTAATTGATATTATGCCCGCAAATGACCGCCAAACATCTGGTTTTACCTACGATAGTGACTACAACGGAACAGTAGCGGTCAACTCAGATGGTGCTTACGGCTACGAGATTCCTATTGCTTATGACCTTATATATCAAATTACATCTTACGCTCGTCATCCAAGGCACGATAGAGCAATTATGTTCCAGCTACTAAATAAGTTTCCATCAAAGTTCGGAAAGCTGCCAGTACCTAATCAACTTGGTACAGAAATTGGTTATCGCTCGATGTTCCTTGATGGATTTGTAAAACGAGATGCTGTGGAGGGGGAGACTGGAAACCGTCGCCTGCTCCGTAACGTTCTATCAGTACGTGTAATAAGTGAGATGTCTCCTGAATTGGCGCTCTCTCGAACACCGTACGTAGAAGAAGTATCTTTGGCTACTACCCCGACTCCCCCTTCTGGATACACACTGGTATAACACATGTCACTTACGAAACAACTTAAGGAGATAATCTAATGGCATTTTCACGCCCTGGGGTGTACGTCCAAGAGACGCTAACCCCTATTCAACCTATAGATGGGCCAAACTCGGATTCAGTAGCAGCTTTTGTTGGTGCTAACGACCGCGGCCCTGTTACACCAACACTAGTTACATCCTGGACTCAGTATGTAAATCTTTTTGGTTCTTGGAACTCAACGTTTTCAAATGACCTTCCAATTGCAGTTTATTTGTTCTTTACAAACGGCGGACGCCAGGCGTATATTCTACGCGTAGTTACTACCGATAACGCTACTGCAGGAAACAATGCAGCTGTTGCTACTAGAACGCTTCTAGATAGAGCTGGAACAGCTGTAAACACCCTTGTAATAAGTGCAAAAAACCCTGGTACCTGGGGTAACCGCATCAGCTATACTATTACAGACGCCCCAACTACAGGGTATTTTAATTTATCTGTCTATTACAACGCACCAGCAGCCCCAACAGATGCGTATATTGTTGAAAAATTTACAGATTTAAGCATGGTTACTACTGACACAAGATACGCTGTGACTGTAATTAACAGCTCTTCAACATATATTACAGCAGCGCAGCCTGCAACACCTTCAGCAACCACTGCTCCTAATAACAACCCAGCTGTTGCCTCAACCCCAGTTGCATTAGTAGGTGCTACAGACGGCCTTACTCCAACAGCAACAATCCTTACAACTGCTCTTTCTTTGCTTGACCCAATTAATTCGTCTTTGATACTAAACCTTCCAAACAAAACTGACGCTACTACTATCAACGCTGCGCTTTCATATGCGTCTGCTCGTGGAGATGTGTTTGTTGTGATTGATCCACTTGCTGGAGCCTTAGTTGGCCCAGTTGCAACTGCTGGAACACAGTTGCACCTAACAGCAACATATGGAACAAGCACAACTGGATCATACGGCGCTGTTTACTATCCACAGATTGTAATTAGTGACCCAACAGTTGGCCTTGGCGCTGCCACAGGCACTACCCGTAATGCCGCTCCTGGTGGAGCAATTGTTGGTCTGTACTCAGCTACCGACGCCGCACGCGGAGTGTTTAAAGCACCTGCAGGTATTCAAAGCAGAATTGCTGGAGCAGTATCGGTTACTCCTCTATCAAGTACTGACTTAGATTCACTAAACAGTGCGGCCGTTCCAGTAAACGCTATTAAATTTGTTCCTGGCTCAGGAATTGTAGTTATGGGAGCTCGTACGCTTAAGTCAGGTTACATAGATCGTTATGTTCCTGTTCGTCGTACCCTTATCTACTTAAATAAGTCCCTTAAAGACTTAAGCGAGTTTGCAGTGTTTGAGCCAAACGACCCATCTTTATGGCGTCGAATTAACTCTACGCTGTCCGCTTTCTTGACCAATTTTTGGGCTCAAGGCGGCCTTAATGGAGCAACCCCAGCACAGGCTTTCTATGTAAAAGTAGATAGCACTAATAATTCACAGGCATCAATTGATAATGGAGATCTTACAATTGAAGTCGGTGTTTCCCTTCAGCGCCCAGCTGAATTCGTAATCATCAAAATAGGTCAGTTCAACGGTAGAACTACCGTTACTACTGCGTAAAGGAGATAAATAAAAATGGCAGGCGATACAGCAATCAATAGATTTTCTACTTTAGCAACTGACCCGTTACGTTCGTTTCGGTTTCGCGCAGAGTTTTCAGCGGTTGATAACACATTTAGCGATAAGCTAGTTACAACCTCAGGACAAACACCAAGCCTTAGCGCTATGTCTACAGGCTTTATTGGTGGATTTACATCCATCAGCGGCCTTAACATCACAACACAGGCTATCCAGTATCGTGAGGGTGGTTATAACACCACTGTTCACCAAGTACCTGGTATGACTACGTTCTCACCAATCACACTACAGCGTGGTGTTCTTTACGGAAATGACCAAGGAATCACATGGATGCGTGGCCTATTTGCTGCAGTATCAGGTGACGGCATCCAAGCTGGCGCAACCAATGCAAAGGGTTTCCGCGTAAATATGAAAATTTACGTAATGGACCACCCAAACGCACAAGCTAACAACACGCCACGTATGGGATTTGATATCCGTAACGCATGGATCACTCAGCTAAGCTATACCGACTTAAACGCTAATGACGGCGCTCTTCTATTTGAATCAATGAACTTGGTTCACGAAGGCTTATCTGTGTTCTTTACAGATGCGTCATTTAGCCCAACAGATAGCCGTACACTTTCTTAATCAAACAAAAGGAGCACAATAAGTGTCAAACGTCATCACTGATGCGGAACTCGTATCACAATTCGCAAAAAAAGCTATGGAAGAGCCCGAGGCGGTTATTACGTCTCGGGCACCTTCCGAAACTTCTGTAGACCTTCCTGGCGGGTACATTAAAAACGGTACCGTCATTAAAACCGCAGAAGTAAGAGAACTAAACGGAGCTGATGAAGAAGCCATCGCAAAGGCAGGGTCTCGTGCTAAAGCTCTACACGTTCTCCTTCAAAGGGGGCTTGTAAAGCTAGGAGCAGATGAAGTTACTAAAGAAGATTTAGATAATCTTTTATCTGGTGACCGAGACGCTATCTTGCTTGGTATTCGCAAGGTTACTTTTGGAGAAGAAATGCCTTTAAACGTTCGTTGCTTTACCTGCAACGAAGACCAAGAGGTTGTATTAAATCTAACTGAAGATGTACCAGTCGTAAAACTAGAAGACCCTATTGAAGGCCGCGCTTGGTTTGTAGATACTAAACACGGTCAAGTGGGCGTAGCCTTACCTACTGGAACAGTCCAAAAAAAGTTAATGGATAACGCAGATAAAACAGCTGCTGAGATTAATACTCTTCTTTTATCTGGCTGCGTTCTTTCTGTTAACGGCGTGCCGTCTATGGGAGCGCACACTGTGCTTTCTCTTGGAATGGTTGACCGAAGCAAAATTGTTGATGAAATTATTGAAAAGAACCCAGGCCCACGCCTTGGGGAGGTGAGCAAAGCCTGCAAGGCATGCGGTGAATATATAAGTCTTCCGTTGAGCTTGCTTGATTTGTTTCGACTCTAGATTAAGTACATATGATGATCTGTTAAACCAATACGAGGTATTAACAAGATCATTTACAGGTTGGACGTTGACAGAGATTAAAACGCTTTCTTATAGAGAGCGTTTAAACTGGTTAGACAGAGCGATGCGGTATAACGGAAGGAAATAGCAATGGCTGATAGCAAAAGCGGTATGAATTTACCATCGCGTACTAGCTTTGTTATTTCCGACCTTAAAACTGGCATCTCTGGCATGCGCCAAGAGACATCTCTTTTAAATCAAGAGTGGTCAAGCCTTGTTCAAAAAATGGGCACGGGCGTAACCAAATTTAATAGTGTTGGTGAAAGAGGTCCTGGCGGCCTAGCCTCAACTAAAGTTGCCCCAGACCCCGTCTTTAACAATTCTAATCCTAATTCTGGAAACCTAGTTGCTGCTGGTCCTCCTGGCGGACCCCCTGGTGGCGGAGGCGGTGGGGGCAATAGACCTCCTGATGGCCCTTCTGGTGGCGGTGGCGGTGGAGGAGGTGGGGGCGGAAACCTATTCAGAAACCTCTCTGAGTTTATTAGTAATAATAAAACTGGCTCCGCACTATATGGCATGGGAACCGCACTAGGGGCGGCTCAAGCCACATCTGACATGGTTCAAGCGCAGCTATTAATGCAGCGTACCGCAGCTAACATGCCGCTTGACCCAGGCTTATCAA